CTCTGATTCAGGTAATAGTTTAACAACAGGATGCATTCCATCTTCGATGTTTATGTACTCATCTTGTTGTCTTACTATGTTATGAGATTCTAAGAAACTCATTAACCCTGGAACAGACCCATCTGACGCTATAATAGCATCATTTGAGTCTAATCCAAAGTTGTTACAGCATGCAGTTGCTTCGATAAACACTTGATTCTGCAGATTGACAATCTCAATCTTTGCTGATCCATCACTATAACTACCCGTCTTTACAATAATACGTGACGGGCCATCTTCTCCTGTAAAGAAGTTAAACACTTTGTGTTCTGACATCTCCATCATTTAGTTGATTTCGATATAATCCTCATCAAAGATAATCTCAGATGGTACACGAGTAACCTTGATGGAGATACCGTATATCTTCATTGAGAAGTTAACCTTTACAGGTATATCAACAATTGTTGTATCAACACCAACTTGTTCGATGTACTCCTCAGTAATCTTTTGTGCGTCTTTGTACGCTTCGTTGTCACGCTTTTTGATACGAGCAATCTCGTAGTATACTGCGTTATAATCAACGTTTAAGTTTTTTGCAATCATGCTTGTTGGCATGCCGCGTCTGAACCATCTTTCGATTCTTTCAGTTGGAAGATTCTTCTTCACTTTTTTTGTTGTTACTTTCATCTTGTGAGAGATTTATTGTTTATTAATTATTTTACGACTTTAGATGTAGTAGGTAAAAGAAAGGGACCAGCATAACTAGCCCCTTTACTACATTAACCCTCTACTTATCAACTATGTTAACTTTAAAAACCTGTGTACTTATCAAAGTACTCTTTGTTACGTTGACAGTATTCTAATGCTGGAAATAGCGCAAGCCACCAACCAATGAATAAAGTATAGATAACAAACCATCCTCTATCAGATATGACTTCCTGGTATGGTATAAATACCACAGCAAGGAGACTTAACATCAAGTAGAACAGCATGAACGATGCGATGTATATGCTAATCAGGATTATTGATTTCATGATCTTGAATATTTGATGATGACAACAATCGTCCATACTAACGTAGCAACAGCTGCTGCCATTGACATATACATGTGGTCAGTATAGAAATACTGAACCATTGCAGCAACTAATAAGATTAGTGCTAATAGATTAAAGATGAAGTCGACAACGACCTCTTGTTTTGATTCTTTCATGTGAGATTTATTTTACCAGAAGTTAAACTGTATATTACCATCAACTTCTAGTGGATTAGACATTACATTAACTTCGCCTTCTTTTCTTAGCTTAGTGATAAAAGCATCATTTGCCTTATCTACTTTTTGTTTGTAATAAGCTATTATTTCTTCAGGCATATTCTTATTTGATTTACCGTAGAACTGATCGATCTTAAACGCTTTAAAAGGTTGACTAGTACCTCTAAGATCTAATTCTTGAGCAGTAAACTTACTAGTATTTGTTAAACCAAACGTTTCAATGATACTAAGAGTGCCATCAATACCACCATACGTAGTATGATAGGTTAAATACCTGCCTTTCATTACTTTAGGCCAATAGCTAGTATAGAAACAGTGCTTCATTACTTTACCTTCAGTGAAAGCTTTCTTCTTTGTATCAACAATAGAAGTAAACTCATCTTCGAAATCATCAAAGAACTCACAGAAACGAAAAGGATATGCATTCTCATCTTCCATATCATCTATCTCATAAGATAGTAGTTCAGCTGACCACTTGTTATGCTCTTCGTTTAGTCTCTTGTAAGACCAAAGTAAGTTCATCTTATGACCAAGTAATTCAAGCTGATCTAACACGTCACCGATAAGTCTCCAGTCTGTTTCTGGTTTATCATATCTAAAGCTTCTTGAAAAGAAGTTACCAAAGTGTACATATGCATTAGACTCTTCGTACTCTGGATTAAATATAGTATTACTAAAGCTATATCTAATCCCATCTTCAGTATCTTTTTTCTCAAACTTAGCAAGCATTGCAGCTTCATAACGTGCTTTTTCTTTTGCATGATAGTCAACAAGCTTTTCAATAAATGCATCAGCGTTTATACTATGACGTAACAGTCTGATAATCTTGTGTTTATCAGGACTATCGTATAGGTTTGAACTAGCACACTTCATAATCTTTACTAACTTCAAGAACAAAGTTGTGTTAACATCAAGTTTATGAGACTTAACAATCTGTTCAGCAAGTTCGCTTGGATTCTTTATCTTACCCTGTAGTATCTTACCATAGTTACCTTTTGACATGAATGCATGCAAATACGTAGCTTGAGTAAACCAAGTGATGTTAAGTACACCAGCTATAGTAACTAACAGTTTAGTACCAAATGCTGTGTTAAAGTCTTGATTCCACCATACTTGAAGAGTACCGCGTTTGTTAACAGTAAAACCACGCATACCTTTCTTAGATTTAGCTAGATGATATACGTTATTAGGACGCTTTGCTATTCTATAAGGAAGTTGAGAGAAGTATATAACACCATCTTCAATCTTGATGTTCGTGTTATGTACGAATTGACTCTTTAGCCTATCAGTACGATTGTACTCTAAAGCTTTCTTGATACCGTTGGGCTTTTGAGTAAACTCTATTGCCCAATCTGGTATCGAATCTATTACTATTACTTGATTTTCCATTACACTAATCTTAAGTCTGACCATTTAACTAATGTATTCCATAAGACACCCGTCTTTGGATTTGCAACAGCGACTAACCCATCAGGATAGACGTTTGTCACACGAGCTATTGTCTTTTTATTTGCTGTCCATACAACATGATAAAAAGCACCTCGTTTCGGAGCACCTGTTAATACCTTCATACTAGTAAGCATCATCGTATTTACAGAACGTAACTTTGCCAATCAAAGCTGAGACTATAGCAGAACCTAATATAATCTGAAACAGATTCTGACTAGGCTCACCTTCTTGGATACCAGGTGTTGAGTTGTAGCATACGTTTACGTATACCATTGCGATAACAGAGTATGATGCAAACAATACCGTTAGCATCAATAAGATTTTTTTACGTCTTGACATTGTTGTAGATTAAGGGATTAAACATTCTAAAAAGCCTTTTTATATCATGCTTAGGATAGGTTCTTACTCGGCTGGACTTAACTCTTGGATCTGACGCATAACATCAGTTACTCCTTCTTCAGTTAAATGACCGATAACATCATCAGTTACTGGTGTATCATAGGTTAAAGAACCATTTCTGTCTAAGACAGCTGCTTCATATAATCCTTCTGGACCACCATATGTATATGGACCAATGACAACAGATATACCATAACCGTTTGGAAAAGCAACATAAGCACGTAGTCCAAAAGCTTCACCACCAAAGGCATCGCTAAACTCTAAGTCTTTGAATGTCAACATGTTAACGATTGTTTAGAGTTTCAAAGTATATACCAATACAGGTAACAACACCACCAAACAGGAACACTACATGGTCGGCAAGATTACCAACAGTAAAGATTCTAACGAATCCAAACAATGACACAGCTGTACCTAAAGCCATGATAATGATAGCACCTCTTTTTAGTGCTTGCTTACGCTCTTCTTGAGCTTTCTTAATTAATTCTGGAGTAATCATGATAATAAGAGTTATGGATTATTGATTATATTCTTTTAGCAACCACTGCTTGTAAGCTTGGTCTTTGTTGTTTATTTTACTTAGCTGTTTTTCTTTTGTCATCTTTAGTAATACAATAGAGTTTCTGTGTGTAAAAGATTAAAGATTAAATGAATCTGGATTAGGTCTACGATGATGTTCCCATGTAATATGGTCTTCTTCATCACCAGCCCAAGAATAAGAACCATCTTGGTACCAAATAATGATACCAGTTAAAGAGCTAGGATATATAGTAAAGTTTACATCTTGAAGATATTTATCAAACTCTTCAGTAATATATCCTCTTTTTAGATCATATTCTCTTTTTGAGTTTGAACCTATTGAGGTTGTCATACATAAAATGGTTTTATCTTTAACTAACGAATGACTAAGACCTTTTAATATACAGTCTTTAATGTTGGTTGATTGGTTTGTTTTCATGTGTATGTTGGATTGGTTATTAAACTGATTTGATTCTACCAATAACAGTAGCACTTGTACTTCCACGGTCACAACCGCAGCCACATTGCCAACCAGACACACAAAGAACCATGTTCTCACTGATTTGGTAAGACATAAACTCTTCGTCGTTGTAGTAACGTGACTTGTTAAGATACGACCTGTACTGAGCTGTCTTGTGCTTCACATAGTGCTGAGCTTTCTTAAGCGTATTAAATACAATCATTTGATAAAAGATTAAAGCAGATTTGGTAGCCACACATATTGGGCTACCGTCACTCTGCCAGGTGAAACAAAGAGACTAGCAGGATCTCTTAGAATATTTAACACCACACCTGCCTGTGATGCCAGGTCTTGATCCTGGATTGCGAACAACATAAGATTCGGGTTATCTAAAAGAAGAAGAAGCAACTAATAAGTAATACACTATAAGAGATAGTAATAAGATACTAGGTCAAGTGTACAAGACTGAGAAAGAACAAGCCTAATGACGTATAGCCATTTGATCCACCTCATATGTGTGTTTAAAGCACATAAGACAAGTTAATCATTTACCGTATATACTGTCACCCACACTCAAACTAACACACACATCGTTGTACTATTCTAAGAATGTGTCAGAGAATCTCCAGGGATTATACTCAAAACTGTTGTACTATTCTAAGAATGAGTACATAACAAGATAGAGACACGAGAGACTGAGTAGACGCTGAGCTGATAAGACACCTATTTGAAGTGAGAGCGCTGAGTAGATGAGACACCTTTTTGGGAAAGGCGCGAAGCCTCTCCCGTAGGTGTTCCTACTTGATGGTTACCCCCGATTAACGTTTCGGGAATAACCATTTGAAAGCATACTCACGCTCGAGTACGTCGCCCGTTGCTTCGTCGGTATACTCCAACATAGCTTTACGTTCAACGATATCGAACAAGTCCAAATCAGTCTCGTGACCTTTACCGTCAACCGCGATTGGTTGTTGTAAAGCGACGAAATAAGTCTGACCTGCACCTTTCATATCCATACCCGCAAACTTAACGGACTTGCCTTCAGTCTTGATAGTATGGATGTAGTTGCCTTTTTCTGTGATAGCTGATACTTTTGCTACGGTGAATTTAATCTTGTTCATGTTAGTAAACGGTTAGATGAATAAATGATTAACGAGTCAAGATTATCCTGCTCTAAACAAAGTAAGGGAAATAAAACCCAAACATTGAATAGGGGGATACACCTGCTCAAAACAGAGTAGGGGATCAACATATCATGTCCCCCACATGAAGCGTAACATACTTGGTGCCAATAGCCGGGGGTAGTTTAGTATAAGATAAATGGGGGGGGTTATCTCACAGCTATGAGAGGTTAATATAATAGTATATATAGTACTTATTATAATAGGGTCTCACAGCTATGACTGTACCCCCTCAGTTTGCTCTAAACAGCGTTATTAAAAAACTTGCTGAAATACTTGCATATTAGTGGCGGTCTAGTTAAATTTGGTAAGTTTAAACCGATTAACTATCTTATTATTAGGGCGATATGATACACGAGTGTAAAGTACTGTGCAATACAATGCAAGAAGAGCAGCTTGAGGACTTGGGGATTTCTGATCCAGGGGTGTGGGTTGATGCTGCGATTGAGACGGATGGAATCATTGCAATAAAGCGTAAGTCTCCTGAAAAGACGAATGATGAGTATTATGCAACGACTGTGTATATGGATAATACGGATGTGTTTGTTATTGACACACCGTTTCACATTATGCTCTCTGTATGGAGGGGGAAAGCCCGAGTAAAAAAGGAAACAAAAGCAAAACTTTAAAACCAACAATAGTATGTCAGTAGAACAAGAAGTACAAGATGAGTCAAAGGCTCCATCAAGAGAAGAGATGATCAAGTTTTATAATGATCAGATCGAGTTAAAAGAATTGCAGGTTAAGTTGCAAGAGTTAAACACACTGTTTATAAAGGCAAAGGCTGAAGAGATTCAAGCAACTGCTTTTATTGGACAAATGATGTCACCTCAAGAGGATGAAGAATCTGAAGAGGAAGATAATGCTCCGATTCAACAGAACTTTGAAAAGAAGTTAAAGAGAACTGATGGCTCAGTTTAATCTTGTTGAAAGAAAAGCAAAGTTAGAATACTGGGACGCTATAAAGTTTCAGATTCTAACTTACTGCTATCTTGAGAAGGTGGCAGTGTCTGAGTCAGACTTGGACTGCTTAACGTTTTTGGCTTTATCTGGTGAACAGGAGTTGACTGTATTCTGTACAAGATGTGCGGAACGTGGAATATTCTCTTCTGCACAGACGGTAAGGAATGCGTTGACAAAGGCTGAGAAGAAGAACTTGATTGTAAAAGATGGAAAGGCAAAGAAAAAGATTGCTCTGAATCCAGCTTTGAAAGTGTTCTCTTCTGGTAATGTGTTATTAGACTATAAATTCGCAGCCGTTGCTCCGTCCCAAGAAGCCTAAGACCGTATACGATCAAGTTGCAGATGACTTGAAGTTGAACCAGGATATGATTGCTGATATTGGTAATCATTTTTGGTCTGTTACCAGAGAGTCTTTATCAAGGTTAAAGCACGTTAGGATTCATATTGAAAACTTTGGTGACTTTACCATAAAGCACTGGTTGATTGATAAGGAGCTTGCAAAGAAACAGGCTGCTCAGGAAATGAATGAGCAGAAGGGTGACCAGAAAGCTCAGAATATTTACAGGACAGCAGAGAAGTATTATGATCTTTTACAGTTAAAGAAACAATACGAGGAGGAGATGGCAAGAAAAGAGTTTATTGAAAACCATAAGAAAACAGCATATGCGAATAAACAGGGAGAACCTACTCAAGATATGGAAGAGTAAGGGTCAAATCTTGGAAGGTATTGTAAACAATATATTCAAACAGGATGATATTGAAGCAGTAGCGATTGAGAGAGCAAGTATTTGTGAATCAAATACCTGTGGTTTGTATGACAAAGATGGGTCTTCAGAGAAGGCTTTTGTTAAAGGATCTCCAGCGTGTGGAGGATGTGGCTGTAATATACAACTAAAGACACGCTGTATGGCATGTGATTGTTACCTAAAAGACATTGGTGAACATCCACTATGGGTAGCAGTATTATCACCCGCTGAAGAGCAAGTATTAAGAGAACGTTTAGACCAACAAAATAATGGCGTTAATATTTAAAGCAGACAATCACGAGTATTCGTCTGTTGGCGAAGAAGAACAAATTGATTGGATCAGTGCAACTAGTTTTATTGGATTCTTTAAACAGGATTTTGATGCTCCAAAGCAAGCTCAAAAATCTGCAAAGAACAAGAAATCAAAGTGGTACGGGATGAGCGAAGAGGAGATCTTGAATGCATGGTCTTCTGAAGCAAAGAGAGCAACTGATTTAGGAACATGGTATCACAATCAACGTGAGGAAGATCTATGCTCGTTGAATACAATTGTTAGAGAAGGTGTTGAAGTTCCTGTATATCCACCAGTTGTTGTTGATGGATTGAAATATGCACCATCTCAGAAACTTGGAGAAGGTGTTTATCCAGAGCACTTTGTTTACTTGAAATCTTTTGGTATTTGTGGACAGTCTGACTTTACAGAGGTGATCATGAATAAAGTAAACATTGATGACTACAAGACAAACAAAGAAATAAACATGGCCTCCTATAAAAACTGGGAGGGGATATCTCAAAAGATGAAATATCCAGTGGCACATCTTGATGATTGTAACTTTAATCACTATGCTTTGCAATTATCTTTGTATCTTTATATTATACTAAGACATAATCCAAAACTTGATCCTGGCAAGTTAACTCTAAGACATATCAAGTTTGAAAAAGCGGGAGAGGACAGATTTGGATATCCAATTGCAGCACTTGACAACGAAGGTAATCCAATCGTTGAGGAGATTACGGCGTATGAAGTGCCGTATTTAAAAGATGAGGTTGTTGCTTTGTTAGATTACTTACAAGAGTTCAGACCCAAGTTTAAAAAGAAAAAGAAGTGAGAGAACCATTATTAGTTACTAGACAAAGAGAAGGAGACGTTTTAGAAGAAATGTTAACCATGCTCAAAGTTCGCTTTCCTGAGCTTAATCCAAGCAACACGGTAGTTCTTATGGTCTCACCTGATTATAGTGCCACAGTGGCCATGCATATGGCTCATAAGCTAAGTAAAGATGGTGAGATGTGTGATCTAATGATGGTTGATGTTCCGTTTCCTGATCAACAAGCTGATTGGTTCATGTCTCAGTTAAAAAGGACATTAACAATCTCTGCAAAAACCTACGATAATTACGTACTTGCAGAAGCTGGTATTATTAGAGGAGGTAACTACACTTGGATTTGTGATCTAATGAAGGATTACATTCCATCTGATAGTAGAATTATTACTACTGCCTTGTTTGAAAACGTGCATAGTAAGTTTAAGAGTGATGTAGTTGGTGAGTATTACGATGATAAAACGCAAGACCTTACTTTCTACTACGAAGAATACAATAAACACTGGGATTAATGGTCAGATTATTTGATGTACAGAACGGTAAGGTAATCCCTTCCGAGCATTGTTACACACTTGAGTTCTTGAAGAACATCATGGATGAGTATGGGGATGAAGCAATAAAGATCTATACATATTTGTTTTACTCAACTTGTCCTAATCCAGATCTTAATCCGTTCTTTGATGTTCCAGAAAAGGACAAAGAAGCAATGATCTTAAAAGAGGTTGGAGCTGATTTTTCTCTTGATGATGACATGATACTGCACGCAAAGAAAAGATGTGAGCAAATGTATCAGACGCCAACTTTTAGAGCCTATATGGGTATGAAGTCAATGCTTGATCGATTGGCAAAATACATGGAGGTGACAGATATTGAGCATGGTAGAGATGGTAACATTACTGCTGTGATAAATGCTGCTGCAAAGTTTGACCAAATCAGACAAAGCTTTAAGTCAACTTATAGAGATTTACAAGAAGAACAGCAGAGTTCTGTACGCGGGGGCCAGAATCTTGCGTATGACGGATAATTGTTTTATCTTGCATAACATACTGTAGTGTGATGAAATTGGCAGACGTGCCCTCCTGTCTCGGGGGTGTGGAGCTACTGATAAACGTAGGGTAATGGGTTGACCACAAGCGCGCAATGTCCTATAGCTAAAGTCCACTTGGAGGTTCGAATCCTTCCACTACAGCAGCAAAACTTGTAAAAACTGCAAGTTTTGATAATAGTATAAACCAAACCAAAATGACACAAGAAACCTACACTGATCTTGAAGCAACTCCCCATCCAACAGAATTAACTCATGGAGAAAAACTAGTTGGTAAAACATTTAATCCATCAGGTGATGACAAGGTTGCAAAAGCAAAAGCTCTTTGCGCTGAGTTAGCAGACTTAATTTATAACTCGCAGTTAGATAGCTACCGACACGGTACATTAACTTCTCTAAAAGAAGATTTGACCAAACGTGCATTAATGGATATCCTTGCTGCACAGATGATGGTAGTTAAAACTTTAACTTTACAGTACTAATATAAACCAACAAGATAATGACATTTGGAGAAGCGTTAGAGCAACTAAAGTATGGTCACAAGATGGCCAGAGCTGGATGGAATGGTAAGGGTATCTTTATTAAGTTACAACTACCAACTGCGGAGTCGAAGATGACATCCCCGTATATCTACATTGATACAACAGGTTTGGATACAACAAATCCAGACGCACCAAAATCAAGAGTACCTTGGTTGGCATCACAAACGGATATGTTAGCAGACGATTGGACCCCAGTAACAAATGGATAATACAGTAGAACTTATAGGATTTTATGGAGGCGATCAAACGCATGCGTTATCAGCTTGGACCTCAACTTCAAGAGACTTTGAAGAAAAGAAAGATCGAATGCCTGCATTACTTAATATGCTGGCAAAAGAAGGGCATCACACACCGTTTGAAAAATCATCCCTTCACTTTCTGGTTACATCAGATATTGCCTCACATATACACATTCTTAAACACCGTATTGGTGTTGCTGTTAATGGGGAATCTGCTCGATACAAAGAACTAAAAGAAGATAAGATATTTGTACCAGAAGACTGGGCTGATATCAAACTTTCAAAGCCTTTGTTTATCCATGATGAAGATTCAAATGGCAATGATGAAGGCGGAGAGTTATCTTGGAAACAAGGAACTACTTGGGCTAGTGTATTACAAGACTACTCAGAGATAGGTAACTATTTGTATCACAACTGTTTAGAAGATTTAACACCTATACTTGGAAGAAAACGGGCAAAAGAATCTGCAAGATTTTTCAAAGGATATAACTCTCAGATTACTGCTGACGTTATGTTTAACTTTAGAAGCTTTATGTTATTTCAGAAGCTTAGAAACGACGAGCATGCACAAGTTGAGATAAGAGATATAGCTAATCAAATGTTAACCATTGTGCAGGAGTTGCCTTGGGAACCATTCAAACACTCACTAACTGCATTTGGATATGCTAAAGAAGATTAATAGTCACAACTATGTGATACATTATAATCAATATACAAAACTCTGGCATGCAATACCAAGAGAAGTGTATCAAGAATATTGGAACAATGATCCAAAAGAAGATGATCGTATTATTACGATGGGTAAGCTTTGTGATCTTCTTGATGCTTTAGGTATTGATGAATAATAACTATGAGTAATCAAGCATTATATAAAGAAGTACCAACTTGGGTAGATGGAAGCTGGACAACCACTATATTCTCAACGAAAGAAGAGTATGTAGAGTTTGTCCTTTCTGTCTTTAAAGAGCCTGGTGAGTATCAGTTCAATGAAACTAGTGATATCTTTAATCAAGAAGCAACAAACTTTAACAAGAATGGATACTACTGTGATGCTCCATTTAAGTCAGCAGACTTCGTTTACTATTGGGATACTGAAAAAGATAAGTGCAGAAATGGCGTAATCTACAGATCAGGAGATCTTGTTTGGTATCTATGTAGAGAATACTACATGTGGCTGAACTTCTTACCTATCTACGATAAAGAAGAAAAAAAGTTTGGTTTTGCAAAGGTTAGAGATGCCCAGTATCACATGGCTTTGTATGAACATCTTGCAGAGTTGCATTATAGACATGCAATAATCTTAAAGAAACGTCAGATAGCATCGTCGTATTACCACATGGGTAAGTTTATAAATACATACTGGTTTGAATCAGGGGCTGTATTAAAACTTGGTGCATCTTTAAAAGATTATATAAACGAGAAAGGCTCTTGGAAGTTCTTGGACGAATACAAAAACTTTCTTAATGAGCATACAGCTTGGTATAGACCAAACGAACCAGATAAGGTAGGAGCATGGCAACAGCGTATTAAAGTACGTCAAAATGGTCGTGATACTTATAAAGGTTTGAAATCAACAATCACGTCATACTCTTTTGAGAAAGACCCAACAAATGGTGTCGGTGGTCCAGTTGTTTACTTCTTTCATGAAGAGGCTGGTATTGCCCCAAAGATGGACGATACATATGGTTTCATGCGTCCTGCCTTACGATCTGGTGATATTACAACAGGTCAGTTTATTGCAGCAGGATCAGTCGGTGACTTGGATCAGTGTGAACCTCTAAAGAACTACGTACTAAATCCAGAAGCAAATGAGTTCTATGCAGTATCATCTAATCTTATAGATAAAGATGGGACTATTGGTAAAACAGGTTTGTTTATTCCAGAGCAGTGGTCAATGCCACCGTACATTGATGCTTATGGTAACTCATTAGTTAAAGAAGCTCTTGATGCTCTTGAGAAACGTTTTGAAAAAGCAAAGAGAGAACTAGAACCAGAGGCTTATCAGCTTGAAGTATCACAGTCTCCAAGAAATATCGAGGAGGCTTTTGCAACAAGAAAAGAAGCAAAGTTCCCTACACACTTGATTACCAAGCAGTTACAACGTATCGCAGATAAAGAATATCCTGTTGAGTATGTTGAGTTGTTTAGGAATGCTGAAGGTAAAGTAGAAGCAAAAGAGTCAAGAAAGCTTCCAATCATGGAGTTTCCAATATCAAAGAAGACTGAAGATAAAGAAGCCGTTGTTTGTATCTGGGAAAGACCAATGAAGAATGCTTCATGGGGTACATATTATGGTTCTATTGACCCCGTTGGTGAAGGAAAGACAACAACATCTGACTCATTGTGCTCTATCATAATCTACAAGAACTCGGTTGAGATATCAAAGATTGATCAGTCTGGTTCAATGTCAAACTATGTAGAGCCAGGAACTATTGTTGCTAGTTGGTGTGGACGTTTTGATGATATAAATAAAACACACGAGCGATTAGAACTGCTTATCGAGTACTATAATGCATGGACAATCTGTGAGAATAACATCTCACACTTTATTCAGCACATGATTAGTAAGAGAAAGCAGAAGTATCTTGTACCAAAAGACATGATATTATTCTTGAAAGATATTGGTGCAAACAAATCTGTATTCCAAGAGTACGGCTGGAAGAATACTGGTACTATCTTTAAGAGTCACATGTTATCTTACGGCGTTGAGTTTGTAAAAGAGGAGATTGATTCAGAGGTAAATGATAACGGAGATATTACTAGCGTAACATTTGGTGTTGAAAGAATACCAGATCCAATGATTCTAAAAGAGATGTTAGCTTACCAACCAGGGCTTAACGTCGATAGACTAGTAACTTTCTGTGCTTTAGTATCTTTTGTTAAGGTGCAAGAGTCAAACAGAGGTATGTCAAAACGTGTTGAAGTCGAGGACGATAAGTTGCAGAACTCGCAAAAAATGAGTAAATTAACTATGAGATCTCCTTTTAGACATATTGGAGGTGGCAACGGTAGTTCAACAACTATGCGTAAGCCAAGAAACCCATTCAGAAACATAAAATAAGTTTTATGGCTCAAAACCGATCGGAGCGTCATGCTGAAATAACGAAGACAATCCAAGAGCAAAAGGCTGAAAAGAAACGTCCAGTTAACTTTCAGCTACAGTTGAATGAGGAGCAGAAGCAAGCAAAAGAAATAATACTACAGAATGCGGTTACTGTATTATCAGGAGCAGCAGGAAGTGGTAAAACTTTATTAGCTTGTCAGGTAGCTCTTGATATGTTATTTAAGAAACAGGTAAAGAAGATCGTGATTACACGACCAACTGTCTCAAAAGAAGAGATAGGCTTTTTACCAGGCGACTTAAAGGAAAAGATGGAACCATGGATGCAACCTATCTATGCTAACTTGTACCAGTTGTACAATAAAGACAAGATAGATTCTGTTCTTAAAGATCAGTTAGAGATTGTACCGCTTGCTTTTATGAGAGGTCGTACATTCTTGGATACGTTTGTTATTGTTGACGAAGCTCAAAACTGTACAAACGAAAACATGATTATGATCATATCCAGACTTGGTCTTAGATCAAAGATGGTTATATGTGGAGATACAGCACAGGTTGACTTAAAATATAGAAACGAAAGCGGGTTTAAGTTTTTACTATCTGTTGCAAATAAAGTAAAGGATGCTGATTCATTTACTTTAAAGACAAATCACAGACATCCAGTTGTTGAGTCTATGTTATTAAAATACGAGGAACTAGAAGAAACTATAAACCATGGAAAAACTAACAAGTCAGCAACAAAAGCATAAAGATAAGATTGAGTTGTTATCAAGGCTTATTGACGAAAAAGTAATAAATCTAACAGAGGCATTACTTTTATTATCAAATACTGAGGAACCAGTGGTACAAAATAATCCTTCTATACAATACCCACCAGGTGTTAGAAGTCCTATTCCACTACTACCAAGTACAAGTCCTTATTTTTATACAACTGCACCACATACTAGTCCATATGTTTCTGGTAATGGTTTTGGATCAGCAACATATACTGATACTACAGGAGTAGTTTCTACTTTATCTCAACGTATTAACGGAGGAGATCTAAGTGGTAAAATGACAACAGACGAGATATTACAAGATTATCTACAGAAAGTAGATTCACAAGAATAAACAGTTCAAAGATGCAGATTATAAATGCCCTTGACGCCAAGGCAGGTAAGAAGACTGAAAATAACAAGATGGGTACGTTAACCCAGCCTATTCAGTTTATACCCGCAAAAGATAAAGACGATGAGTGGAAAGCTCATAACTTAGACTGGCTCGAGTTCCAGGGAATGAAACAACTACGCAGAAACTCGCGTAGATTGATGAAAAACTATAAGCTTGCAAAAGGTATCATTGACAAGACAGATTACATCGTTGAAGATGGTAATGACATGTCTGACATTGTTGATATGTTAACTCAAGAGGATCAAACAGCTTTAGAGTTAAAGTTTTATCCTATCATCCCAAATGTTATAAACGTACTCTGTTCAGAGTTTGCAAAGCGTGTTAACAAAATAACTTTCCGTGCTGTTGATGACATCTCTCATAATGAGATGTTAGAAGAAAAGCGTGCAATGGTAGAAAAAGTATTACTACAGCAAGCTGAGCAAAAGATTCGCATGGAGATGGTTAACATGGGAGTTGATATGGAGTCAGAAGAAAGTCAGCAACAACTAAGTAGAGAAAACTTAATGACTCTTCCTGGTATTGAAGACTTCTTTAGAAAAGATTATCGTTCAATGATTGAACAGTGGGCATCCCATCAAATGATGGTTGATGTTGAACGCTTTAAAATGCAAGAGCTTGAAGAGCGTGCTTTTAGAGATAGTTTAATTACTGACCGTGAGTTCTGGCACTTCCAGATGAGAGAAGATGATTATGAAGTGGAGTTATGGAACCCATTGCTTACTTTCTATCATAAATCTCCAGATGTTCGTTACGTATCACAAGGTAACTGGGTAGGTAAGATTGATTTAATGTCTGTATCAGATGTTATTGATAAGTTTGGTTGGATGATGACAGCAGATCAGATGGAGTCTCTTGAGACTTTATATCCTGTTCGTGCTGCTGGTTATGCTATTGGTGGTCAACAAAATGATGGATCATACTATGATGGTACTCGCTCACATGAGTGGAATACACAGATGCCATCTTTAGCTTATCGCCAGTTTACATCTCAATATGATTCACAGTTTGGTACAGGAGATATAGTTGAGTGGATCTTAGCAGATTCAGAAGATACTGTTGATTTTGGTAAGACACACTTATTACGTGTATCAACTATCTATTGGAAGTCACAACGTAAACTTGGTCACTTAGTAAAGATTACTGAAGAAGGTGAGATGATTCAAGATATTGTTGATGAATCTTATAAGATTACAGAAAAGCCTCTATATAATACATCAACTGTAAAGAACAAGACAAAAGAAAACTTGATCTTTGGTGAGCATCTTGATTGGATCTGGATTAACGAAACATGGGGTGGTATTAAAATTGGACCTAATCGTCCTGCATTCTGGGGCATGAATAATCCAGGAGGTCTTAATCCTATTTACATGGGATTGAATGGTGGTAAACCATCACGTCTTCCATTCCAGTTCAAAGGTGACTCTACTCTTTATGGATGCAAGTTACCTGTTGAAGGGTCTGTATTTGGTGATAGAAACACACGATCAACATCTCTTGTTGATATGATGAAACCTTATCAGATTGGATACAATATTGTTAACAATCAGATAGCAGATATCTTAGTTGATGAACTAGGAACAGTGATTATGTTTGATCAAAATGCTTTACCGCGTCACTCGATGGGTGAAGATTGGGGTAAGAATAACCTTGAGAAAGCATACGTTGCAATGAAGAACTTCCAGATGTTACCGTTGGATACAACGATTACAAATACTGAGAATCCTTTATCTTTCCAGCATTATCAGGTTCTTAATCTTGAGCAGACAAATCGTTTAATGTCACGTATTCAGTTAGCTAATCACTTTAAGAATCAAGCGTTTGAAACGATTGGTATTAATCCTCAACGTATGGGTCAGCAGATTTCACAACAAACTGCGACAGGTATTGAGCAAGCTGTTAATGCATCTTATGCACAGACTGAAGTTTACTTTACTCAACATAGTGATTACTTAATGCCACGTGTTCATGAGATGAGAACTGACTTAGCTCAGTACTATCACTCAAAGAAACCATCTGTTAGATTACAATATATTACATCAACAGATGAGCGCGTTAACTTCCAGATGAACGGTACAGATTTATTATTACGTGAGTTGAATATCTTTTGTACAACAAAGACTAATCAACGTCAAATAATGGATCAGTTAAAGCAGTTAGCTTTAAATAATAATACTACTGGGGCTTCGATATATGACCTAGGAAACATTATTAAGTCTGAATCGATCGCAGAGTTAACTGGAGTATTAAAAGAGGCTGAGAACAAGGTTACTCAAATGAAGCAGCAAGAGCAACAAGCTCAACAACAGATGCAACAAGAACAACTAGCTGCTGCTGAAAAAGCTAAACAGATGGAGATTCAAGCTCAATCTGAGCGTGATGATAAAATGGTTCAGAAAGATATTACAGTAGCAGAGATTAATGCTGCTGGTAGAGGATCTGGATTTGATATCAATCAAAATATGCAGTCTGACTATCAAGATGCTTTAAAAGATATAAGATCTCAAGATCAATACAACGAGCAAATGAGCTTTAAACGCGAGCAAGAAATTAACAAGACTCGTAAGAATCAAGATCAGTTATCTCTAGAGCGTGAAAAAATAGGTGTAGAGCGTGAAAAAATAGATACAGCCCTTCAGATTGCACGTGAAAACAAAAATAAGTATGATGAGCCGAAAAAGAAAGATTAACCATAGCGATATAATCCTAGGGTAAGATAAATACATAGTACACATCAGAAGTTTATCTGATAATATTATGTATATTATAATTGTAGAGATACAGAAAATAAACCAACCAACATATGTCAACAAATAACGAACCAACTACTGGTACAGTAGACTTGGATATTGATAGCTGGTTATCAGCCCCAGGAGCAGATAGTATTATTACACCTGCTTCTGCTGAGTCTGCAAAGCCATCAATGTTTAGTCAAGACAAAACAGATCTTTCTTTTATTGATAAGAAAGATGATGACACGTCAGATGATCCGGATAACGGTGATGACAAAAAAGACGAACCTATAAAGGTTGATGAACTATTTAATCAGCTTGGTGATGAGCCAGCAGATGATGAAGATCAAAAACCAAACAAAGGTGGTCGACCTAAGACAGAAAAGTCTGGCTTAGTTGATTTCTTCAAGAAACGTATCGAGTCAAAAGAGATGTTTGCATTTGATGACTTTGATGAGTCAAAACAAACTCTTGATGATTACTTAGGTACGTTAGCCGAAAAAGACTACGAAGAGTTATGGCAAGCAAACATCGATAACTTAAAGAACGAAGTTGCTTCAAATACTCCTCAAGAGTTTTTTGAGTCTTTACCAGAAGAGTTACAAGTTGCAGCAAAGTATGTTGCTGATGGAGGACAAGATCTTAAAGGTTTATTTCAAGCCTTAGCTCAAGTAGAACAAGTTCGTGAACTTAATCCTACAGATGAGAATGATCAAGAGTCTATCGTTCGTTCATACTTACAAGCAACAAACTTTGGTGATACAGAAGAAATAGAAGAAGAGTTGACGACATGGAAAGACTTAGGTGTGCTTGAAAAGAAAGCAAAGCAGTTTAAACCTAAGTTAGATAGCATGCAAGCAGAGATCGTTCAGTCTCAATTAGCTGAACAAGAATCTCGCAATCGTCAACAAAAACAAGCGGCAGAAGCTTACATGGAGAATGTGTTTGAAGCTTTACGTCCAGCTGAGATCAATGGTCTTAAGTTAGACAAGAAAACACAAGCATCTTTGTATGCAGGTTTAGTACAACCAAACTATCCGTCAATATCAGGACGTCCAACAAATCAGTTAGGACACCTTTTAGAGAAGTTTCAGTTTGTTGAGCCAAACTACCCGTTAGTTGCAGAAGCATTGTGGTTACTTTCAGATCCTGAAGCGTATCGTCAAAACATTGCAAAGAATGCAAAGAACCAAGCCGTTGAACAGACTGTGCGTCAGTTAAAAACTGAACAGTCAAGAAAAGTTGGATCAAGCTATGCTGAAGAAGAAGACAAACGTCCTTCTGTAAGAAAAGCCCCTCGTCCAACAAACATATTCCAGCGTTAAACAAAACGATTATATTATAACCCTTTAACAAAAATAAAACATTATGGCAACTCCAGTTTTGAATAATGGTATATTTTTGCGTGATACGAGCTATGCAGCTTCATCTCACGTTGATTCATACCACTTATCAAACCTTCTTAAGAGCTCAGAGCCAATGGACTTAGGTCCAGTGGATTTGTGGGCAATGGCACAAAAGGTAGAAATGCCTTTGTACCAGATGTCTTCTTTCGGAGGTAAAAACGTTATCAACGTTGATAACTCTCGTGGTGAGTACAAGTGGCAAATCCCTGTAGCTCAAGATCTTCCTTATATCTTAGAAGATATTGAATCTGCAAATGCTACAAAAGGTATTGACGGACAGTCGTTCAAGATCAAATTGAACAAGCGTCAGTTCGGTCATGGTGATATCATCACTTATGACAAGTACAACGGAGCTGAGATGTACGTAACAGCAGATGATATTATCCCTGCAGGTGACGGTTTCATCTACACAGTTCAGTTAGTAAACAACGACAACTTGAAGTTCTTAGACAACAAGTATGTAAAGCAAGGAACAAAGATCTTCCGTAAAGGTTCTGCACGTGGAGAGTATGGTGAGCGTTTCTCTGACTTAGGTCAAGTTAATGCTGGACACCGTGAGTTCTATAACTACGTTGGTGGTGCTGAAGCACACGTTCACTATTCTGTATCATCTCGTGCTGATTTGATGATGAAAGGTGGAATGAAAGCAGATGGTACTGTACCAGTTGTTGAGTTATGGCGTTCATTTGATAAGTCTATCGATCCTGCGGTTACAGACTTACAAGGTTTAGCTAACAAAATGGGTAAGGACTATGTTAAGAAAGCATACGAATCAGGTCAATTGACTCGTACATTCTTAACAACTTTAGAAGCTGCTCACTTATCTAAAATCTCTACTGACATTGAGTCTTACTTAATGTGGGGACAAGGTGGTCGCGTTAAGCAAGATGGTCCAGATGATATTCGTTTATCAGTTGGTCTTTGGAAGCAGTTAGATAACTCTTACAAGCGTATCTACAACAAAGGTTCATTCAACTTAGACTTGTTCAAATCTGAGATCTTCAACTTCTTCAATGGTAAGGTTGAGTTCCAGGGACCAGATCCTCGTCGTGAATTAGTTGTTCAAACAGGTATGGGTGGTATGAAGTTAATCAACGAAGCTATTAAGAAAGAGGCGATCAACTCTGGCTTAGTAATCAATGCTTCTGAGGTTGGTGCTATCACTGGTAAAGGAATGGACTTAAATTTCGGTTTTGCGTATACTCAATACGTTATTCCATTCTTAGCTAACGTTAAGTTTGTATTAAACCCTGCGTTTGATAACGTACACACAAACGATATTGAGAACCCTATCATCGATGGTTTCCCATTATCTTCTTACAACTTCGTTATCTTTGATATCACTGATAACACTAACGATAACATCTACTTATTGAAGTTATCTTGGGATAATCAATTGAAGTGGTTCTACCAAAACGGTACAATGGATTACATGGGTCGTTCTCAAGGCTTCCAGTCATCTGGACAGTTCAACGGATACCGTGTGTTCATGTCACAAACAATGCCAGCAATCTGGGTTAAAGACCCAACTAAGGTATTGAAGATTGTGATGCGTAACCCTGTTACTGGCGGATCATTCTAATAGTACTAGTAGACCTGGAGATGAAATACTCTCCAGGTTTTACTATAGACATCAAAAGTGTCAACCCTCAACCTGTTGTACGCAAACCGTACTGATCATGCGGAGAGCTTGCAACTCTCAACAGGTTCTATAAACCAAACCAACACAATGAAAGCTAGACTAGGACAGTTAGTAAAGGTGAAGAATAGCAAGAAGCAAAACTTCCCTAACGTTAATGATGCTTATTTTGCTGTATGGGTAAAAGACGAAGATGGCCACGGTCATAAGTGTTTGCTCTTTACTGAAACAGATTTAGCAAAAGCAGAGTTGAGAGCTAGTAAGAACCCAGAGGATCTTACAGAACGAAGCTTAAACTCTTTGATATTAGATTAAGAAATACGATATTTACTAGAAGTCTAGTAAGTCTTATTATAAACCAAACCAAACCAAACATGAGTTCAGTAACTATTGTGGAACGTTATCCACAAAATAAGCGATCAACGATTGCTATTAGACCATACTTTGATCCTAGTGTTGATAACATGGGTCTTCAAAAATACGGTTTAACTTTGTTTGAAGGAGCTTTCCACGAAGAGTCGATTGCATGCCTTGAGATTAATGGAATCAAACGGTATAAGACTGGTTTGAATGAATATGCTCCAGAGATAAAGGACTTAAATCCTGAAGAAGCAGAAGCAAAGATTAAACAGATTCGTGCTGTTGTTTGTCAGTTAGAAAAAGAGTTAGCTGCGAATATCATTGATCCTACTGATCCTGACTTCTGGAATAAAGTCGTTTTGCTAAAACCAAACAACGATGATTTCTGGGATAAGATAAAGATTAGATGTGGAAACGAGCCACTCTTCTTAGAGCCTGATAAAGATCCTTATGATTTGATTCGTATGTATGCTATTGAAGCAGGTGGATTTAGTATTGTTGCAAAGTCGCTTGATGATGCAAAGACAACTCCAGTCCCACCAAAGTTCTACTTAGATAAGTTAGAAGAAACTGCTTCGACAAATACAGAGGTTAAGAAACTTCGTAACAAAGCATTATCTGAACTTGAGAAGTTATTTAATAAGAATACAAATAAGTTGTTCTACGTTGCAAAAGTGATCGACGTAAACTCTGCTCAGTATCGCAAATCTACTCCTACAGACATTATCTATGACAATATGGATAAATACATTAACGGAGAGTATGTTGATAAGAACAAGCGTAAAACAGCAGAACGCTTTATTGAGGTAGCTGCTCTTGATATGGAAACTTTGAAGCTTCGTGCTATTGTTAAAGATTCTACATATTACAAGATGATTGCAACAAAAGCTGATGGATTTATCTATCACATGTCAACATCAACAATGTTAGGACGTACACCGTCAGACTGTGTTGAGTTCTTGAAGAATCCTTTAAACGAAGAGATCTTAAGAGACGTGACAGAACGTGTTGAGAAATACTGGCAACAGTAATAATATTCTCCTCCTTGGATAGTATCCTTGGACCGACATCTGAAAAGATGTTTCAAGTAGTGCCCCTCTATACTATGCTATAGTGCAGCACTTTAAAACAAGATGTACCTAGGTTGCATACCGTAAGATCTGCACCTAGGTCTTTTTAAAGACTATGGATAACAAACTTATACAGCTTAAGATTAAGCAACGTCTGAACAAGTTAGCAAGTTTTGATTATGACAACATTGAAAGTTGGCAGATTCAAGAAGCTTTTAATAAGGCGCAGCTTGAGTGGACAAGACGGGTTATTCATGGTTTAACACCAAGAGCATTAATGCCTGAACAGTCATCTAACATTGTTGATGACTTACAGATATTATTAGAAGAAGTTAATCTTAGCGGTATTGAGAGAGATCTATACTTTGAAACATCTGATATCCCAGTTGATTACATGCACTTTACTCGTGTTAGCACAAGAGCTATTACGTCATGTTGCCCAAGTAGAATCATGTCAGTGTATTTAGCTGAAGAAGCTAATGCTGATGAATTACTATCAGATAACTTTAAGTCTCCTTCTTTTCAATGGGGAGAGACTTTCTGCACAATCATGAGTAACAAGATCAAGATCTATACGAACGGTGAGTTTAGTATTGAAGCTCCAAAGCTTACCTACTATAGAAAACCAAGAGCTATTAAGTTCAAAGGATCTATAGATATTGAAACTAATACTGTTATTCAGTATGATGTGACATGTGAGTTTAAAGATGATGTTGCTGAGATCTTATGTGATGAGACAGCTGCAATCTTGGCTGGTGATATAGAGTCAATGAATCAATACCAAAGAGAGGTTCAAAACGCAGGTAGAAACAGTTAATAAAACATGGTACAAAAACTACAAAGACCAAATGGGTCTTTAGAATCAAAGACAGCTGCTTGCGTTAGCGAGTTAATGAATGCTGCAACTAGTTTCCATAAACTACACCTAAAAGTAAAAGACTTAGGTTCATTCTCAGCACACAAAGCTCTTAATGAGTTATATGATGCTTTACCTGGACATGCTGATGCACTAGCTGAAGGATTCCAAGGAGCTGCTGAGAAGTTGTTAACATATGAAGATAATGCACCGCGTCCTTTGAATAGTGTACAAGAAGCGTTATCTTATATTAGAGATGTATACCAGATGGTTACATCTTTACAAGGTATGATGCCTTACAGTGAAATAGTAAACGACTTAGATATGATTAAGTCTAGCCTTAATAGTGCTAAGTATAAGTTACTGTTCTTAAAATAGTTTTTATTTATCTATAACCCATAAACACAATTAACTATGTATTTTCCTA